CTGGTATTGTAAAAACAGCTTCGTCTATTCCAGAACCTGATGAAGTTTATTGCGCAACATCAACAGGTGTACTTACACGCGCTTTACAAATAGCATGGCCGAATGCTAAGTTTACTTCTGTTTGTGTATCTAGAAACATGAAAGCTGGTGAGTTAGGTAGAGCAACTCCGATATCAGAAGATCTTGCATTTACATCTGCAGAAAAAGATACTAACCTACCACCATTTCCTACAATAGACACTTATGATGGTAAAGCATGGAAGTATGTACCAAAAGAATCTAATAAAGATGTTTTGTTTTGGAATGTAGGCGCAGAACCAGAATTAAAAGATGACACAATTTATACAAAAATAGATAGTTACAAAGATTGGCCTAAAAATGCAAACAACTAAATATTACGAAGAATTTAAAAGATACTATGCACTTGCAGAAGATCAACAAGCTAAAACAAATTTAGGTTGGCAAGATTATGATGGATCAACTACAGATGATCTTATGAATCACATACAATTATATGATGTGGTTGAACGTAAACTTGCTGGTTTTTCACAAATTGTAAATGATGCATTTTATGGTAAATCAAAAGAACATCCTTACTATGATAAAATACAAGCTGGACACAGTACTAAACAACGTACTTATATGATAGACAAATGGGATACACGACGCAATGTATATGGTTTAAGAGAATGGTTATATGTTTTTTTATTACATCGAGTAACTGGATCTGCAATTAATTATGGTACGATACCTTCTGGTTATCATAACACAATGTTGTTTGATTTATATCAATGTGATACAATGAAAGAAATGACTGAACTTGTACCACATTATCGTAAAACATTTTATACATCTATTGGTTATCAGTTTCCTAGATTTCCAAAACCACCTGAAGGATATAAACGAGGAGGAGATTATTATCTTGCAGAATACGCACCTAGACTTATAGATGATATGGCAACATGGTTAGAGTCAGGAAAGAAACGTGACTTTAGAGAGATGGGTAACTGGATGTTTGATTGGAATACAAAAAACGATTTAGTTAAATATAAGTTTCAATACGCAGCATTTCTTGCAGATATTGCAGATTGGTTTCCTGAGTTTGTAAATCGTGAATCATTATTTTATTATGGCACAAATGCAGTTGAATGTATATCATACATGACTGAAAATAAAAAGAAAGATGAAAAAACATTAGATGCTGTTATGAAAATGATTTATGAAGATTTAGGTTCAGTGCCGTACAATGCAGAAGATGTTTGTTGTGATTTTATTCGATGGGTAGAAAATTATATTAGACCTGGTGCGCATTATGATAATGTAGATCGTGATACAGTGTGGTCTTCTTCTACGATAAAAGATCATCCGTGTGGTAGACAAAAAGCAATGTTAGAGTTAGGATTAGTTGAATCGTTTAATACATTAAACTATCATCCATCTGATTTAAAAGTACTTGAGTCTTGTGATCTGTCAATCGATAAATATAAAAATATGGTAAATAATGATTTACTTGTATAGTAAAATATGGTATAATATACAAGTAATAAAATAAAGGATAGTTATGTCTCTATTAGATAAATTAAAGAAAAACTCAAAAATAGAAGGTGCTGACGTATTAAGTGACAGTAACCTTTATTCAACAAAAGATGTTTGTCAAACATCTGTTCCAATGATAAACGTTGCTTTATCTGGTTCTATCGATGGTGGTCTTACTTCTGGTTTGACTGTTTTAGCAGGTCCATCAAAACATTTCAAAACTTCGTTTGGTTTATTGATGGCTGCAGCGTATCTTAAAAAACATGAAGATGCAGTATTATTATTTTATGATTCAGAGTTCGGTTCTCCGCAAGCATACTTTGAAGCTTTCGGTATCAATACTGATCGTGTATTACATACTCCTGTTCCTAATGTAGAACAACTTAAGTTTGATTTAGTTGGTCAATTAGAACAAATAGATCGTGGTGATAAAGTTGTAATTATGATTGATTCAGTTGGTAACTTAGCATCTAAAAAAGAATTAGAAGATGCATTAAATGAAAAATCAGTTGCTGATATGTCAAGAGCAAAAGCACTTAAAGGTTTATTTAGAATGGTAACACCATATCTTACAATGAAAAATGTTCCTTTACTTGCGGTTAATCATACATATCAAGAGATTGGTTTATTTCCAAAAGCTATTGTGTCTGGTGGTACAGGTATTATGTATTCTGCAGATAATGTATGGATCATTGGACGTCAACAAGAAAAAGATGGTTCACAAATCAAAGGTTATAACTTTGTAATTAATGTAGAAAAATCAAGGTTTGTAAGAGAAAAATCTAAGATTCCTATCTCAGTTACATGGGAAGGTGGTATTGAAAAATGGTCTGGTCTTACAGATGTTGGTCTTGAACTTGGCTATGTAAGAAAACCTAAAGTTGGTTGGTATCAAGCAGTGAATCCTGAAACAGGTGAAGAACTAACTGGTAACAAAAGAATGAAAGATACATTAACAGCAGAGTTTTGGACTGATGTGTTTGCTAAGACTGACTTTGCAAAAGCAATTAAAGACCACTACTCAGTAGGACACGTTGCAATGATTACAGGTGATGATGATGAAACTACTAGTAACTGAAGAAGACTTTAGACTAGTTGAAAATCCTCAAGTCGAATTATATGGTATTGAGATTTTAACTGGTGATTACGAGAAAGTTATATTTACTTTTGGTAAGGTAAGTATAAAAGAAAATAAAGATACAGGTGACTGCGGTGTTAACTTTGATTTTAGAATTGAAGTTACAAATGACAAATACACAATAGATGAATTGAATGAGTCAGTGCATTTTAAAAATTATATTGCAGAAATACTTGGCCACATATTAGATAAATGGGATACACATAAGAATGACGAACATACAACGACTGATCTTAAAAAAGATCTGTAATGACGAACACTTCGCACGCAAAGCTCTTCCTTTCATAAAACCTGACTACTTTGAAGGTAATGAAAAAATTGCTTATGGTTTAGTACTTGACTTCATTACAAAATTTAATGCACTTCCTTCTAAAAGTTCATTACAAATAGAGTTTGTTAACTCTGCAAAAAATGTTGAAGCTAATCAAGAAGTAGTTAATGTTATAAATGATATGATTATTGACGAAAAAGTTGATGATAAATGGCTTATTGAAAATACAGAAAAATGGTGTAAAGATAGAGCAATCTTACTTGGCATTATGAAATCAATTGGTATTATCGATGGTAAAGAAAAAGAATTAGATAAAGGTGCAATACCTGATATTCTTACTAAAGCATTGTCAGTTTCCTTTGATCGTAACGTAGGTCATGATTATATCGAAGACTCAACTAATCGCTTTGATTTTTATCATCGCATAGAAGATAAAATGAAATTTGACTTATCAATGTTTAATTTAGTTACAAACGGTGGTATTACAAACAAAACACTTAATATTATTTTAGCTGGAACCGGTGTTGGTAAATCTCTAGCAATGTGTCACTTTGCTGCTGCAGCATTAAATCAAGGTAAGAATGTTTTATATATTACTTTAGAAATGGCAGAAGAAAGAATCGCAGAACGTATAGATGCTAACTTAATGGATGTAGATATAAAGGACTTAAATGCATTAAGTAAAAATCAATTTGATTCTAAAATACAAAATATTAAAGGTAAAACACAAGGTAGACTTGTCGTAAAAGAATATCCAACAGCTGCTGCACATAGTGGTCATTTTCGTGCATTACTTAATGAACTAGAACTTAAAAAAGATTTCAAACCTGATGTTGTATACATTGACTATTTAAATATATGTGGAAGTTCTCGTATTAAAGGTCTTGGTGGTTCGGTAAATACTTATCACATGGTTAAAGCTATTGCTGAAGAAGTTCGTGGTCTTGCAATTGAGTTTAATATTCCTATCTGGTCTGCAACTCAAGTAACTCGTGGTGGATTTAATTCTTCTGATGTAGAACTAACAGATACTTCAGAATCATTTGGTTTGCCAGCAACTGCGGATTTAATGTTAGCTATGATTTCTACTGAACAACTTGAAGGTATGAATCAAGTAATGTTTAAACAGTTAAAAAATCGTTATAATGATCCAACTAAAAATAAAAGATTTGTAGTTGGTATTGATCGATCTAGAATGCGTTTATTTGATTTAGAAGAAACAGCACAAGATGATATCATACCAGATATACATGAATATACAATAGGTGAATCTACAAAACAGGACTTTAGTACATGGACAGTATAGAAATCAATACGTTATTCCCAACAATGTATGCGGTCAGAACAAATGCTGATCATGACAAACATAAAAAAAGTTTACTAGATTTTTGTTACAAGTATGAAAAAAACTTTATGCACAAAGACGATGCAGGAGTATCACCAGAAAACAACGGTGGTTTTGAGGGAGTGCATAATTATTATGGTAGTTTACTTACAAAAAAACCTGAAACCATACTTTCATATCATGAATTAACTCCAGTATTTGATTTTATTAAGGAAACTTTAAAACAATTAAATAACAAAATGAAATTTACTAAAGATTATGATTGGGGTATAGAAAACTCATGGTTAAACATAAATCGTAAATATAGTATGCATCGTGCACATAATCACGGTAGTTTTATTTGGAGTGGTATATATTATATTCAAACAGATGAAAAAGCTGCACCATTAATTTTTTCTAACACTATAGGTGATTATAGACAACATTGGCCATCAATGCTACCAATATCTAAAGGCGAATATAATGAATATGCAGAATCACAAAAAGTAATTATGCCTAAAGAAGGCCAGCTAATAT